TGTACTAGCATCACCAGATCCACCTGTGCCACGAAATAAAGCCATTCAAAGCTCCTACAAAAGAAAAGGAAAAGGGGCCATTGCTGACCCCCTAAGTTCGTTACTCTGCGACTGCGAGAACGAAACCGGCTTCAGGACGATATACCTGAACACCGTACAGGCAGTCAGCCGTGTACAGAGTCGAGAGGTACTCCTGCTTGTACTGGGTTTGCGAACGTACAGCTTGCTGCTCTGCCATGATGATTGCATCAGTGTGGAACAGAAGTGCAGCACGAGTGTCGATAGAAGATGCAGTGTTGTCTGCAGCTGCTTCGATAGTGCGGCAGTTAGCTGAAACGTAAACGTCTACACCGTAGAGGTTACCGATAAGGCCAGAGTTAACTGCCTGTCCAGATACGAAGTCAGAAGACACGTAACGGTCGATACCCATGATAGTGTTACGAACAGAAGGTGGGATGATAAGCGAACGTCCGTCCATAGGTACATTGTTGTCATCAAGCTTCTGGATCATGTCACGGAAGAAAGCATCAGTGAACACGTCGTTTGCATCCATAGTGTCATCGGTGTACTGAGTAGTAGTACCGTTGTCATTAAAGAAGCAACCAGAGTGCTGGTAGTCAGTTTCTGCTGGGCTGAATACTACAGCACCGCCGTCACCAAAACCAGTACCTGCTGCGTGTAGATCATTGTCAATCTGAACAGCAAGAGCGTAACCAGCGTCTTCAGTATAGAACTGACGGAGGCTAGAAAGCGCTTGTACTTCTACGATGTCTTCGATAAGACGTGAGTACTCGAAGTGACGGTCGATGTCAACAGTCAGTTCGCCTTCAGTGTTTGCAATGATAGTTACCGCTGTGTCAGCAACTTTTGCATTTGCGTCACCACGGACAGGCTTAGGCACATGTAGCTTGTCGCCTTTCTTGCCAGTCATAGCAAGCTTCTTGACAAGAGGAGCCATCTTCAGGTTCTTTTGGTAGGCAGCAATGATCTCGTCACTCCAGATTTCTGGAATAAACTTATCTGCCTCTGTCTTCGCAGTAAAGCCCGCTGCGCCGGGATAAGTTGCAGTAGCCATGTCAATCTCCTAGATTATTTGACTCGACCCTCCGCATAAGCTGCCATAATTTCGTCGGACAAAGCTTGGTAACGGTCAGGGTCATTCTTCATTAGTTTAATGATGTCGGCCCTACGATATACCTTCTTACGACTGCCCTCTGCACTGCCTCGTGCGTTGCCTGTGTTAGCTGCTTTGAGTGACTGCTTACGCGCTTGTTTTTCAACACTAGCGGTCTGCTGTGCAACTGTTTTCCGTTCCTTCCAGAGTGTAAACAGTTCGTCAGCAGAGTCAGCATCGTACCCTTGGTCTGCTTGTACAAACAACTGAGTCCTAATCTTAGATGCCTTAATCCACTCAGCAAACTTAGGATCATTCAAAATGTCCTGCATGTCTGGGTGTCTAGACTGAAGCATTGACAATGAAGTTTGCTTCTTGTACTGTGCAGAATACTGCTCTGCTTCTCTAATCTTAGGATGATTCTCAATAGCACGATTAACGGCTGCTTGAGGGTCTGTAAAATAATCTATATCGTCTTCAGGCTCAACGTATTGTTGAGGTGCTGGTGTCGTTATACTTTGACTAATATAGTCATCAACGACTTTACGAAGTTCACCTACTTCAGAAGACTGACGACCTAAAAGCTTTTCAGCTTCTTGGTGCATCTGTACAACTTCTTCTAGAGACTTACCTTGATACTTCTCAGGGACTGTAGGTTCTTCTGTTTGAGGTTGCTCAACTTCTTCCTGTTGAATCTCATCTACTTCGTTTTCAATGGTGTCCACGTTTTCCTCTTCAGGTTGTGGATCAAGCATTGTAGCTCTTGACATAATTAAACTCCGTGATTATAATCATTGTGGAGACTTCTTTCTACCTGCTTTTTCGTGTTCTCGTACCCATTTCATGTGCTGACCGGGAAAGTCCCCGGTAGAACCGTCAAGGTGAAAAGACGGGGCAGATACCAATTTAGTAGCGTTAGCACCACAACCGCACCTACTGGTTGTAATACCGCTCTCTACCATTTCTTCAAAGACATGTCCGTTAGTACAACGGAAGTCATAAATTTTAAACATCAACAGGACCTTCTTCTTCTACCTCTGCTTGCTCTCTGGCAGCTTCAATAGTGGCCTGTAGATTAATTACTGTTGCAAAAGCAGCTACTTGACCTTTACGAAAGAAGAGATCTTCTACGTCTTTTACAGTCTGTATGTCTGCTAACTGTGTTGCGTTTGTGGAAAGCTCTTGCAAGAGTTGTTTGAAACCTTCGTGATTGAAGAGTTCGAAGTAGTTGTCGAAGTAGGTTTCAAGCTCAGTGTTCATAGTTTCCTCTAATGTTGTTAACTATAGTTTTATTATAGCACACTTTTATGCAGTTGTCAAGCTTTTCTTGTGGACTTTCTACGTCTACCTGAAGCTGTTACTGCGTGTTTGATTGCTTTAGGGCCGGTTTTGCGACGAGCAGAAGAAGCTTTTTCAGCTTTAGTCATCTTAGCTGCAACGGCTTTAGGACGGCAAGAGGGGTAAGGACGCTTGGACTCACCTTTCTTTGCAGACTTACGCCCGCAAGGTTTGCCTGTTTTAACGTCTACCCACTCCTCCTTAAACCACTTCTTAAGGGCAGCACCTTTTTTACTTTTTCTTACGGCCACTTTTATTACCCCAGTTTTTAGCGCCGACTTTGCGACACTTAGCTACAGCACCAGAAGCGTACGCAGAAGGCCAGACTTTGTACCTAGCTTTGACCTTACGCGCACAAGCATCGTTAGCTTTCTTACGTTTAGCTGGCATTAGTAACCTCGTTGTCCGCCGGGACGCATTGGCTTCTTTTTCTTTTTGTTAGTAGCTGCACGTTGTCCACGCTTTGGTAGGCTTTTGGCTTTAGGTTTCATTTTATAGCCGGGCATAGCTTTCTCCTTTGCTGTCTTAGACAGGTCTTCAAAATGGAAAAGTTTTACAGATGTTTTTCCGTGAGTTTTGCCTGAGTGTAATGAACCGTCAGGCATTTTGTGTGTGTCGCCTTTGTATTCAGTACCGTCACGCTTATAATGTTTTACACCTTTAGCCATAATTAACTCTTAAGTTTGTAAAAGTCTTCTATTGTACACCGGACTTGTCGTCCTTTGTGTCTCATGTATACTGGTGCGCCTACTCGAAGTCGTTGTACTGCTACTTGAGTTACGTCTTCAGATACGTTGCAGTTTGGTATAACTACGTACTGCTGATCTGCTTTTTTTATGAGAATCTTAGTGTCTGCTGATGCCTGTAACGACAGCAGCATTATTGCTACTAGTAATGTTCGCATTGTGTTCTCCTAACGTCATCACGACGTGCTTTAGCCTCACGGCTGTTGGTTTTATGTCATTACCATTTCACTTTATTGGCCCAAAATGCAGCTGACATCTTACCTTTAGCTATGTTCTTAGCGTGTCTAGCTTTGAACGACTTAGCCCTTTTGGTCATTGTTTTGTCACCTGTTTTACCTTGTTGGCCAAAGCGTATGGTCTTTACTTTGTCGCCTTCCTTAGCAACAACTACATGGGATTTTGTAGGGTGATTAGGTGTTCTCTTTGGTTTGTTGAACCCGCTTACGCCCGCTCGTGCTAGTCTTGGGTCTTTCTTTGAGGGCATTACTCAACTCCTCTATTTGGCGCTCCAGTAGGTCCAGACGGTCGAACTGGCCTTTGAAGTTGTTGTTGATCTGGTCTAGGAGGATTTGCATTTCGCGTTGCGTTATTAGCATTAGATTGTCCTTTTTGGTCTATTGCTTTTTCTTTGATAAGCGTTTCAGCAACTTTTAGACGACGTTCAAACTCCTTGTCCTCTTGGTCACCTTCACGCAGGTTACGGGTGATAGCGTTGATCTTGTCAATCTCAAGCTCTTGAGGCACTGCTTGAGCTTCTGCAGCCAGCTTAGCGGCACGAGCTTGTGACTCTTGAGCTTGAGCAGACAGTGCTGCAGTTTGTGACTGCTGGAATGCCATTTGCGCTTGCTGAGCCTCCATCTGCATCTGTTGTGCTTGAGGATTAGGCTGCATAGCTTGCTGCATAGCCGCTAGTAATTCTTCGCGGTTAGACAAGTTCATGTTGTCAATAACTGACTGTATTAGTGTACTGTACAACGGTGAGTCCTGACCCATAGTCTGCAACAGCTGTACAAGCTGAGTAACTTCGTACTCACGAGCAATAATACCTAGTGTGCTACTAGCGTTAAACTTGTAGTCAGCAACAGGATAGTTTTCAGGATCAAACTGCATGTACCGATGTGCAGCTTTCTTAACAAACGGGATCAGGAATGACTGCTGGAAGTTAATCAGTGTACGTTTGTGTCGCTTAATAATAGCGCCAAGAGACATACTAATGCCAGCGGCAGTAGCCTCGCCGTTAACACTACCAGCGATTCCTGCTGAGTCAACGGCTCCTGTTGCCTGCTGTACCATTTGCTGCAATGCTCCTGCTTGAGCAAAAGTGATTTGATTAACTTGACCAAAGTTGAATGGCTGGAGTACTTCACGCGGATCTCCGTTAGTCAGAATCATTTTACCAGGACGTACTTCCGGTTTTGCACCGCGTGGTAAACGGGTGGCGTCGATAGCCATCATAGGATGAATGGTGAGACTTAGTGCGTCAATACGAGCACGTAGTTCAGTGTCCAAAGCTTTCTGACTGTTGTAACCTTTTTCACAAACACCACGACCCCAAAAGCGACCTGGTACTACGTCCCAAGGAAAAGCTACTACAGGACGATCAGACATCATGTAAGGGTTAGCTTCTGCCTTCAAAAGTATACCGCCGTTAGCAACCACTACAACGGCCTCTACGTAACGTGACTCAGCGTCTACCTCTCCTACCACTTCTTCGTCTTCGTCGCTTACAGCGGAATCTAGAAGCTCTCGTGGCACTAAACCGTAGTACTTAGTTAAACGTACCTTGTCGTCATTGTAAATAGTTAGGTCTTGGTCAGGTTCCAAGTCAGTGTCAGGAGCAGCGGAACCTACGTACACGTCACGGTACACACCTTGTTCCTGCAGAAGTTCTACTTGGTGTTTGCTAACAAACTCGTCAATAGCTACACCCATAGCGTCTTCAACATTGGTTGCTACAGGGTCGATTAGGAAGTTCTGAGGCATTACTGGCTTAAGCTTTACAACCACACGGTCAGTAATGTTGACACCAACTGCCTGCAACTGTCCTTCCATAATAGGCTCAGTAGCAGGAACCATTTCCTTCATTTCTTCAATAACAATCTCACCAATGCCTGTACCAAAGACTGCTGAGTTAATTAGACACTCTGCGACAGCCTTACGTACCATGCAGTTTTCAAAGTCTTCCGTAAGCTTGTTACGCAGGAACTGCACGTCTTGTCTTTGGGTGTCACCAAGGTTGTCACTAACGTCAAACCACTTGCCACGTCCAAAGGTGGCTTCTTCCAGTTCCGCTACGTTAGACTCAACTGCTTGCTGAAGTGCAGGAGAAATAATACGGGAACGCTCAGACCGACGCTCGCTGTCAGAAGGATCCCATTGACCACGCCATAGTCGATAATATTCTTCAAATTTTGCTTCATAGTTGCTTTCGTAGTGGTCTCTCCAGTCTTCGCATTTAGTCATGACCCAGTCTTCAAGAGACTCTTGGATCATCAGTGGGTCTTGTTCGTATAGTTCACTCATATTAGTATCCTGCTACTACGTCTAAGATTTCGTGGTCTTCAATCTCGTACGTATAGTCGTACGCCACATTAGCCAGCTGGTCGATGTAAGCTAAAGCGTCAACCAAGTCATCGTGAGTTAATGGATCAGGGAACTGAAACAACTGGTCAAGAAATCTAGCGTTCCATTCACCTTTGTTTAACGTAATGTAGCCGTTTTCAAACCTACCTTGTAACGCCCACATAACTCTGTCTGTTTTCTTTTTGTTACCGTGTGTCAGTTCTTCTACTCTAAAGAACGTGCCGTACTTCTTTTGTAAGTCCACTAAAGGAGACATTACAGCTTGCTTAGCAATACCTCTTTCGATTCCAACCGATATGGGACGATAATCTCTAACGGCCTGAAAGATTTTGGTAGCCGTTTCGTCAAGACTCCATCGTCCATATATGATATTGTCAACAAACCAACCATGCTCACTAACTTTAACGACGGCAATGGCAGTTTCGTCAAGTTTAGAATTCTTTGTTCGTTTTTTATTGACTTCTTCAAAACCTGCCAAGTCAACGGCAATGTAGTAATCTCCTATTTCCGGCTTATCCTCACTAAAGCGTACCCAGTCTTCCTTAAACATCTCTGAACCACGGGCTTCAAACGACGCCATAAATTCCTGACGAAACGCATAAGAAGACATA